ATGAGGCGGGCAAACGATTCCATTGCCTCTGGCTTCATCTCCAGACCAAGCAAATGCTTGCTGCTCCTCTTGATTTTGCTTTCAATGCCATGACGCTTCAAAGCTTCGGCAATGGCTTCATATTCCTCTGCCATGAAGCGCCCTTTAATGAGCCCGGCACGTTTGAGGTTGATCCGACCGCCATCAACCCATAGGGCCGTTAAGCCTTGAATGTCGGTGATGTCCATGACTTGGCTAGTGATCTGTTTGCGGTCGCGCGGATACAGCAAGGAGTAGGCAGCATCAAGGCCAGCACCTTGGAAGCGAATGCGCTCGTCGTCGTAAAAGCTTTCTCCACTGATGGTGTCGCGCACGTCATCGGTGGGGCCGTCATGGAACTTGCGCAGAGCAAATAATTGATAGGAGAGATAGGTGCGCTCAGTCTCAGGCCTGACGATCTCAAGCCATGGCCGCCGCTTGCTCCCTCGCAGGCTCAGCTGCCCCTTGTTCAGACACCAAGCCAGAGCTGTCTTCGTGAACTGAGCAGTCATCGAATACGTGTTTGCGAGTGATGGGAGCGTATGGATACAAAGCAGAGCGAAGCTTTTTGGCGTTCTCTGCGTCAAAGGAAAGGCGGGGTTTAACAAAGCAGCCACCTTTCGTGGTGCCGTAGCCCTCGCCCAGCAGTACAGGCCCGGTGCTCTTGGCGCCTGTCAAAAGCTCAAGCCATCGGCTGATGCGCTCGGCCTCTGCTTCAGTTGTTCCGCATCGAGCCAACTGGGCAGTGCCGTCGTTGAAGTTGCGACCGCCTTCAGCCCAGGTCCATGCAGCAGCGGGTGCGCCGAGCATGTCGAGAACCGACTGCGTGATCGCTCTCGATCCGTCTGGATACAGCAGGTTGTAGACAGGGCGCAGCTTGTTGGTCGAAACGCGGAAGCGCAGCACTGTTGTATGTCGCGGGTCATTGTCGATCAGACCCGTCTTGTCACGTCGTCTTGAGAAGCGAGCGGCTGTTTTGTAGGGAACAATCTCAGCCTTGGTTGGAACAAATTGGCGGAATTCGTCGACTTTTTCTGACAGGAATCCGGCTTCAGTTACGCCGCCCGTAAGCGTCAATTGGACGTAACCCCCTCTGGGAGTGCGGTATTGGTTCAGGGAGCCATCTACCAGCAGTAAGCCAAGCAGCCCCTTGATGTCGGCAGCTTCCAAGAAAATTACTCCCTATCACTTAGTTCTATAGTAGCCACAGCACACAAATCGTGTGCTCAACCAAACAGCTAAGGAGTCCGTCTTCCCATGTGGATTGACAATGATTTCCCTAAACTGCTCGGCGCTGAGCTTTATCGCCCGCACCCTGGCTACATCATCGAGATGGCCGTTGAACCCGTAGTGGTTCACGACTTCGCGAAGCAGCCTGGTCAGACGGTTCAGCTCGATCGTTACCGCTTTTGGGGGAATCCTGGTAATAAGGATTCTCGCGAGCGCACGGCCGATCAGACTTTAGGAACCGCATCCTCACGAAACATCGTGAAGGACAAGATTCTCGTTTCACTGCGGGAATACACAGGTCCTGCGGACCCAACTGATCCGACTGCTCCTAGCACCTTCAAGGTTGCTCGTGAGACTTTGTTGACTGCTCAGCGTTTGCTGCTTGATACCGGCAACCTGAATGTCTTCCACCAGTCAATCGGAAGCTTGACGCTTCTCGATGACTATCGCCGCTGGCGTGACCGTGTTTTTGCCGACGAACTTTTCAAGGCAGAAGCAAACGGAATGGCTGATCAGTGCCAGGGAGGTTATTACTATCCCCTCGGCAAAGAGAAAGCTGACGCCGCTCCATTCCTTTCTTACTCGGCTGGCGAATCCGCCAAGTTCGATGTCAAGACTGACCTCCTAGAGGTCGTCAAGGACATGCGTAAGCGCAACGTTCCTACGTTCGCTGACGGCTACTACAGATGCATTTGCGATCCAACCGCAATGATGCATCTGCGGCAAAATGACGCGTTCCGTGAGATCGCGCGTTATGCCGGCAATGGCATGGTTAACCCCATGTCACCAGAGCAAGCTCCTAACGCGAACTTCTATCGCGGCATGGGTCCTGCTTATGGCCAGGCAGGCTTCGTTGCAGGCCAACCTGTCATGCCTACCGGCTTCCTCTTTGAAGGTGTCCGTTGGTTCGAGTCAACCAACCTCGCCGAGAAGAGCCTCCAAGTCACCATCGCTGACGAGACGATTAACAATGCGGTAACGCAGTCTGCACCGATGATCTTCTTCGGTCCTCAGGCAGTTGGTGTTGGTATTGGTGGTAACAATGCCCAAATCTTGTTGAACAACAACGACGATTTCAGTCGTTATATCATCATGATCTGGTCGCTGTTTGCTGGGTTTGAAGTCTTGAACAAAGACTTCATCACAGTGGCCTACTCATTCGTTTATTGAGGAGGTAACTAACCATGGCATCACCCACCCCACAGTTCTCCGGATACGGAGAAAACCCCGGACCTTCTAATCCGAATGGCAGCGTCTATGACCCGCCATCGTTTCTGAAGAAGATCTACCCCGGCAACTACGTCACTCAGCTGAGCTCTTACCAGTTCCAGCCAGTGCAGGCCCTTCCTGGTCGTCTGTACTACGACGTTGTCGGCTACGCGAAGATCCCTGACGACGCGAACAAGGCGGACAACGAGTTCTCCATCATTGTTCCTTCGCCTGACCTTCGCCCTGATGACAAGCCTCGCTTGGATCGCGGTCAGCCGTTGGTCATTCCTGCGGGAGCCAAGGTGTATCACCTCGGATTGCGCGTGGCCAACATGCGTAAAGAGGGATCCACCGGCTACAGCTGCGGCTGTAAGACCTTCATCAAAGCCACCAACGGCAACACGATGAAGCTCGCCAGCGCTGTTAATGCCGCTGCTGGCATTGCCGACGGCGCGATTGCAACAGACGCGGCTGACATTGTCGTTTCCGACGGTGCGTTCCAATGTTCCTCCACCGTTCAAGGTGCGCTGGATTCAGAGGTCGTTGCGCAGGCGGCTGATCTTGAGCTCAAGCTCATGGTTGCCGACGCGGCTGGCACCGGTCTTGGTGGCAAGGCGTACTCCACGTTCCAAAGCGGCAGCCTGGTTGTTTGCCAGGTCTGCTATTGGTTCGATGACGTTGCTCCTAGCTTGGACAACACCATTCAGCCCAACACAATTGAGGCTGGACAGACAAAGTGATTGCCTAGGTAATCAATTGTTCCCTATGATGAGGGCACCCTGCAAACGGTGCCCTCTTTTTTATGGCCACCCTTTTTCAAAACACAAAAAACGGACAAGTCGTCGAGTTCATTGGCTACCACGACAAAGAGTGGGCAATGGTCAAGAATCAGTCGGGCGAGGTGTCGTACGTCTCGGTCGGAACCCTTGTCGAGTGGGAGCAGGGCAAAGGTAAAACGCAACGCGTTGCTAAACCACAGCGAACCAAGAAAGAACTCAACAAAGACGAGTCTGAATTCAAGTCTCCTGTTATTCCGCCAGAGACTCGGATCAATATCAACATGGCGACTCAGCAGGCCATCTCTCAGCACATCAAAGGCATTGGCCACAGTGCTGCAAAGCAGATCATCGAATTGCGCGGGTCATTGCCTGGCGAACGATTCACAACCTGGGACCAGCTCAAGCAAGTCAAGCGTGTCAATTGGGACGCTGTTATTGACTCCGACGTTGCTTGGATTGGTTGAACCTAGAATCAGATCAGGACAGGGAGTTCCTTAGTGGAGTTCAGCACTTACGACAAATCGAGGTGCCGATTCCATTTGGGATTTAATGTCGGCGCAAATATTCCAGCTGGCGATATCGCTCGGCTGGAAGAAGCAATGTGCCGCGTTCCCGATGAGTACTGGCTGACTCAGCTTCTGGGTCAGCTGGATCGTTGCGACAAGGTTTGGAAACTCTCGGAGATCTTCCGCTCCGAAGAGCAGCCCATGCCTTCGCGAGTGGAGCGGATCACCGGAGATACCGACCGGGCGATCTTCCAGAGCGATCCAATCAAGTCAGACCGTGACTACAGGGAGATCTATCTCCGTGAAGTCGATCGTCTGGCTGAAACCCTTTACGTGCCGAACTATCGGCGCGATGAAGTGCGGCGTTACGCCTTTGAGCGTGCCGGCGCTGAGTTCATCATGTGTGTCCCTGGCCCAGCGGACACCTCTGTCAACACCCGAGTGGCACTTGCCACCGGCTCTTTCAACTGGAGATAGGCCATGAATCCGAAGCAGAAGCCAGGTCAGCACCTGGGCATGATTAATGACGCTGGGATGAACGTTGGAGACGGGTGGGACGCTCAGTTAAATGGCCGAAATGTCATCGTTGTTCCTGGCGGGAACACGAAGAAAGGCCGCGAGCCTCAAGGAATTCTTGCGCCGATCAAAGCGGCCAGTGGCGCGTCAATCACTATTAATGGTGAGCGACGCTTCCCGATGAAGCGTGGAGACGACATTATTTACACCCTCCCTAATAGGACGCCTAGCCCAGATGCTCGCCCTGAGGGAAACCTGCAAGGCGGCGGTCTTGATAATTACGACTGGCACGCCAATGCAAGGCCCGCAGCAACGTATCAATTAACCAGCACCGAGGAGCCAGAGAAGACAAAGATCAACACGACGCAGAGCGGCAACACTCCGATCGTCACGCGCTCTCATAACGAGGAGTACGTCCAGAAGAAGGCGCAGTGGGGTGATAACCCTGCAGTCAGAGATGCTGCTGATCGGGGCTTTGCTGTTGGTCAGGCGTATCTGGCAGGTGATCCTTTAGACGACACCCCGGACTACATCCGTCCTGGCTCAGAGGAATACATGCAGCGCGCAGACATGCAGGTCTGGGCGGAAGCTAATCCTGAAGCTGCTGCTGCTTTAGCTGCCAAGGGCAAGCGTCGTGACGCCAGGGCTGGACGCGCAAGATCTGGAGGCGGCAGCGCCACCTTCAGCGAAGACCCCACCGAGAACTGGAA